AAACTTGTCACCATCAATTAGTGTTTGCCAGTAGTTGTCTGAATATTGTGTTGTTAATACAGCATCGCCATACATACCACTGTGTGCATTACAAACAAGATAGTTTTTCTTGTATGCATCTCTTGGTACAATGTACTGTACATATCTTTCAGTTGCCGCGGCAAATCCTGAAACGTATGCCGCTAAGTCTGCAACTTGAACTCCGTCTAACCACCATGTTTGACCATTGCCAACATAGTTATATTGTCCGCCTGTATGGTGACCATTTTTACTTGTGCTAATGTATAATGCATGTGTAAGGTTAGATGAATCGTTTTGATAAAATCTATAAGTGTTATTTTCTTTTAATGTTAATGGTCCTTTCTCAGCACCGTTAACATAATATACATTTCCGCCACCTGGATTACCAACTGTAATTGTTACATTTTCAGTTGTCTTAACATCATCAGGTTCTGTGCCAATACTATCTCTAAGTGCGTGGTATAACCACCCGCCAAATCTAACAATGTCTCCAGTTCTGTATGCTATTGATTGATCCCAATCTGTTGCAGTTTCTCTTAAGTCTGGATTTTGATTATACTGTGAACCTAATCTGTAACCTTGTACAGTTAATTCCCAATCGCCTGTGTCTTGAGTAATTCCGTTAGTACTTGGAGTACTATTAGTATTAATTGTTAATGAAGTATAAGTGTAACCACCGTAACGTACAATATCACCTGGCTGATAAATTTCTGAATCAAGCCATTGTGTTTCATATTCATAACCTGGTAACCAGATACTAAAGAAACTTTCTGCGAATGTTATATCTGAATTATGTCCTGTGGTACAATACCACATTGTAGGACCAAACCTTACAACGTCACCAATTTTATATTTTTCTCTTTTAGAAAGTGTTTGGTTTCCTGTTCCGCCTGATGCATTTCTATTATTTCTATTTGCAAGGGCATCGTCTTTTTCAAAATATAATTTAAGATTATTGCCGTCAACAATTCTTACATAGTAGTAAGTGTTTTCAACAAGATTGTCTGCTTGTGTACCGTCTGTTGTGTACTGAACTAAGTCGCCGTCACTCATACCGTGACTTGTTACTGTAAGTACACCTGTTTCTATTAATTCAATTGCTACATCACGCTTTGCAATCCAGTGTTGTTTATAATCAATACCTGAAAGTAAAATTTCCCATTTAGTTAAATCTTCTTCTAATCCAAGTCCTTCGTCATTTGCACTCAAATGCCCAGTTACACAACGATAAACTATTCCGCCGTATCTTACTAAATCATCTGCTACATATCTTACTCTTGGTGCCCAGTCGTATTTCCATTGATCGGATCTTGTTACAATTTCCCATTTAGTAGCATCTGCTTCAAGACCTGCAACAGTAGTTGAACTTGTATGTTCTTGTGTTGCAATATAAATTATACCACCGTATTTTACTGTGTCTCCGATTGCATAGTTTACCTGTGGTAACCATTCGTACAACCAGTTCTGATCTTGGACCATTAATTTCCAGTTACCAAAGTCGCCGTCGCCTAATACACCTTGTTCTTCAATATTAAAGTATGCGCCTTTGTCTTCACTGTCTACAGTTCTGTCAAAGTACCAAATTTTATCTGGAGCATCAAGTGGAACTGTCCATCTAATAGATCTACTTGAAGCACTTGCAAAGTTACTTAGGTATGCTGAAAGCGGAGTTTCAGTACCATCAATGTAATATGTAATTCCGTCTGTGTAATAATCTACAAGAGCAGTATCTGCATTACTACCGTCTTCGTAAACACTAAATCCTAATGGGTGTGTTTGTCCACCAAAGTTAATATTTGTTGCTTCTGTTTGTGTAAATTCGTATGTAGTACCTTTTTGAAGAGTTAAAATATTTTTCTCAACACCGTTTAAGTAAACTGTACCTGTAGAAGATTGTCCTCTACCTGTTGGAAATATACTACCACTATCATAGTCGATTGTTACGTTTATTGTATTAATTGTACTTGGAACAGTGTATTCCGCAGATGTGTGTCCAATGATTGCTGAATATACTTGTCCACCATAACGAACCATGTCGTTAACTCTATAATAATAGTTAGGTTTCCAATTACCAAGCCACTCATAACCATCGGTCATTTGTGTCCACTTAGGTAGTGTTGCGTCTAAGTAATCAATGTAAAAGTCTGGATCAGATGTATGTCCATTTAAGCAAACAAATGTTTTACCACCGTAACTTACAATGTCATCTTTAATATATTGTGTTGATGTAAGCCATACACCTTTCCATCTAAAGCGGATTCTGTCAAGTTTAAATTCAGCCATTGTTTCTACTTTCCTGCATGTTCATATTGTATTTAACCATTATGGAGATACCCCATCTGGAAAATCATAATTTTGATTAATTCTAACTATTAAGTTTCCCTCGTCATCAACATAATAAATTAGGTTTCTGTCGTCCCATCTAAATTGTTCGTAACGTAAGTTGCTGTATGATGTATTATGTTCCTCATCTCTACCTTCAAAAAACTCAATTCCTCTTTGGAAATCTGGATAGTTCTGTTCTGGATCTCCTGGTCTATTCAATTGCACACCGTCAGTTGCTTTTAACTGATCTGATTTGACCAAATACAAGTCACCTTCATCTGTTCTACGTAATCCGTAAAAGAATCTACTTCCCTTAACCGATTTAAGTAATGTTCCTACTTCTGTACCTTGATAAAAACTTGCCATTCTCTAATCCCTACGCAATGTTAATTGTGTTACCCATGTTGCTGTGTGCAGTACATTGATAATATAATGTTGCTGGTGCATTCATTGGTACTGTAAAAGTAATAACCCCTGTTGATGCTCCGTTGTTTAATACTCCGCTACTGTATGCTCCGCCACCGTTTGAAACTCTAATTTGTAAAGGATGACTACCACCACTTTGATTATTAAAGTAATATGTCTGTCCTTTTTTCAAATATAAAACCGGATCATTAGTTGTAGTTGGAAATCCAGGACCTGTAAATGTGTAGTCTGAAGTTCCTGCTGAACCAATAGTCCAAGTTGTTGCTGGACCGTTCTGCATAACATAACTTGTTCCGTTGTATCCAAGTGTGTAACCAACTAATACGTTTGTTGTAGAAACATCTGTTAATGCATTAAGTGTCGTTGCACCAACTGTTCCATCGTAGTTAATTGTTAATGTGTTACCTGTAACTTCAGTTGCAATACTTGTACCACCTGCTATTGTAAGTGTATCTGTTAATCCTGTTGCCGCTACTGTTCCTGTGTCACCTGTAAATGATTCAAATAAGTTTTGGTCTGTTGATTGATCAACAACAAACTCTAAAGCATCTCCTGCCGAGTTAACTTTAACAAATCTATTTGCCGCGCCTGTAAAGTTTACTGGTGTATCAGATAAGTTTAAGAAAGCACCACCAAATAATGTTGGCTTGTTAGTAAAGTTAGTGTAATCTAAGAAGTATGCACTATCAAATCCGTCTAACGTATCAGCGTCTGTTCCACTTCCACCTGATGTAATATCTGTTCCTGGTGCCCATTGTGCGCCATCCCATTTAAGAACATCACCTGTGCTTGCCGCTGTACTTGAAACATCACTTAATGCACCAATTGTAATACCACTAACTTCTGATGCTGTAATTGATGTTGAATATTCTAATGCTGTTGCACCGGAGTTAACTCTTACAAGATTGCCGCCGGCCGCTGTAAAGTTATTTGGAGTATCTGTTAATGCAACAAACGAAGTAGAGCCTCCTCCACCACCGCCTGCGCCTGGTGCAAATTTTCCACCTGATGCACTCCATACAAGAACTTGTCCATCATTAATACCTGTTATATCAACATCTGATAAAGCACCAACACTTGTAGTAGTATCTAACATCTTGACCCAGGCATTACTATGAGCGTAGTAAACTGCCGCGTCTGCTGTAACTTTTGCTAACATACCATCGTAGGTTGTAGGACTTGGTAGGTCTGCAAATGTTGGATATAAGAAAGTTACTTTATTACTTCCTGTTACTGTGCTTGGATAAGAATTTAATACTCCGTTTTGAAGAATAGTAAGTACTGATCCATCACCTAATGCTGTATATAACTCGTTAAAGTTATTATTAATTTTCGTAGCGCCTGCTCTAAGGTTATCACCTTGCCCATCATTTGGTAGAACACCTACGTTTACTTGTTGTTTGCTCATTTTATCTCCTACTCCTACGTTTGATCAAATGTAAAGTTGTTGTTATCAAGCGTTATACTTGTATTGTCAAATTCTTTGTCGCTGTCAATGATTGTTATAGTGTCGCCAGCATATTCAACTGCGCCATCTGCAAGACCTTGGTTAATTCTTACAACTAACTCACCGTCATCATTAACATAATAAAATAGATTAGCGTCATCCCAACGAAACTGTTCATAGTTTAAATTCTTATATGTCAAGTTATGTGCTGAATCTCTACCTTCAAAAAACTCTCCACCTTCATCAAAGTCTGGATAGTTGTCTACTGGATCACCTTGCTTGTTAACTACTATAGAGTCTTCCAAACTTAATTGGTCTAACTTACCTAAAAATAGTTCTCCTTGATCTGTTCTACGTAGTCCATAAAAATATCTTTCACCAAGGTTGTCTTCAATGGTTTGTGTTATTGTTTGTCCTACATTAAAAACTGACATATTACACTATCTCCACATAACTCATTACAGCATCTAAACTTGCATCAATGTCTGCTACTACAGATATTGTGTTGTCTGCCGCAATAATAATCTTTTCACCACCGTTCAAAACTTTCATAGTTGAGTTTGGTGGAAGCAACACATCTTTTAAATAAAATGCTTCGATTGATGTGTCGTCTGCAATTAAAACACTTGTACTTACAACAGATTCAGTTAGGTTGGCTAAAGACAATCCAACAACTGTTGCTGTTGTACTTGGTCCAGCGGAGTAAATAGGAACTTTTACTTTTCCTATTTCTTTAACTGCTTTATTTCTAAAAAATGTTGCCATCTTATTTTCCTATTATCCTATTGTTACTGCCATTTTAATAGCAATTTCTTCTGCGTCTTGTGCTGATACAGCACCTGAACTACCTGCTACTGAAACCCACTGCCCTGCTTGGTCGTAAATTTCAACTCTATCGTCTTGCGTATTAAAACGCATCATTCCTGTCTCCGGTGTTGGGTGTCTGTTTAGTAGTGTTCCTGTTGGAATAACAAACCCACCCGTTCCTTCAATTTTGAAGTAACCATCACCTGTTTGTGCAAGTGTGGTAATAGCGCCGGCTACAGTATTAGTTATCGAATTTTCGTTGAATCCAAAATTTTCTACAATAACTTTACCAGTTCCGTTTGCTAAAAGGTTCAAATCAGCGTTTGTAGTAATGGTTCTTACAGTATTTCCTTCAATTTCAATGTCATCAACTAATAATTTGGCAACATTGAAGCGTGTTGCGTTAGCATCAGCAATTAAATTTCCTTGTGCATAAAATCTTAGTGTGTCATCGTCTGCACCCGGAGTTAATTCTGCTGTAATATAAGTATCTTGGTCATTGTCACGTACACCGTTAAGAGTAATCCATGCTCCGTCATAACCTTCAAACACATTTGTGTCTGTGTTATAACGTATCATACCATTTACGCCTGTACCTGGACGTTGTGCTGTTGTACCTTTTGGTATTGTTAATGAACCTGTTGAATCAATCTTAACTGTTTCACTACCTGGATCAAGAACTATGTCGCCTGGTGCTGAAATAATATTAGTTTTAAAACTTAAATCGTCTACAACAATACTTCCTGTACCACTTGCACGTAATTCTAAGTCTTGGTTCGTGTTAGTAGTTTGAATAACATTTGTATTAATATTAATATCATCGACTTGTACTTCTCCTGTATGAACTTTCTTCCATTCATAACTTGAAGTACCTAAGTCATATGTTCCATCTTGACTTGGTACAAGGTTACTTGCAATACCTGCCACAATGTTAATACTATCACTTGCTTCATCACCAATTGTAATGTTACCACCTATTGTAACATCACCTGTTACATCTAAGTTTCCTGCAATGTTTACATTGTCTGCAAAATTAATAATACCGTCAGCACTATCAATGTTTAAGTCTCCGCTTAAACTTTCTACAGTGTTACCACTTAATCTTGTGTTACCTGTTTGAATCTTGTCGCCATCAATAATAGTTGTACTTGCGCCTGTGCTAAATCTTACACTTTGTAAAGTATCAACATTGAAGTTTGCGTTAGTAAAGTTAACAGTACCAGATGATTGATCAACATGGAATACATCACCAACTCTAAAGTCACCTTTGTGGTCAACTGAACTAAAGTAAATGTTTGAATCATTTAATTTTGTAACTTCTTGGCTTTGTATAACTGTTGAAGGATCATTATCAACTGCTTTACCGTTACCAATGTATGCAAGGTTCTGAGAGATAAGGTACATAACAACGCCGTTACCGTCGCCGTATATTCCATAGTTACCGTAAACACATGCACTACCAATTGATCTAATCTCACAACCAAAGTCTGAGAAGTCAACCATTTCCATACCAGTTGCATATGCACCTCCGCCAAAACCAATTGACTGATCTAAAATAGTTTCGTCATCAAATGTTGTCGAAGTATCTGTACCGTTAAATCTTAATAACAATTTAGTGTTATTATCGTTTGCAACTTCGTTCAGTGGCGGTGTATAAGAACCTGCTGTATATCTTGCAGTGTCTGAAATTCTAAAATCATCTACGTAACCGTTCCAACCATTTGAAGCATCGTACACTGCACCAATAATAAATGGTTTACTTGTTCCGAGTGTGCTACTAAATGCGTTATCACTATCAACTCTTGTTCCGTTAACATATAAATTAATTGTATTGCCTGAACGTGATACTGCAACGTGTGTCCATGTTGTAGTTGATAGCGTTCCTCCGGACAATATATCTGCACCGTTGTAATAAACTTTTACTGTACCGCCTACTTGATATACATATAAGCCTGTGTCAGTTGCAGTACCAGCTCTCATATCAACTAATGATGTTGTACCTGTTACACTGTCAGCATAAAAGTAACCTTCAATAGTAAAGTCTGTTGTTCCTAAACCAAAGTCTGGATCATTTGCAATACTGATATAGTCGCCGGTACCGTCTAATTGTAAACTACCAGTGCCGTATTTTTTAATTGTTGTATCTATTTGTGCTTGACCTGAAGCAACTACTGTTTTTCCACCACGTTCAAATTTAGTTTCAAGTCCAGCGGCATTACCATTTAAGTAAATGTAGTTTCCATCTACTTCATTTACTGTTGCACTAATTACAGTTCCGCCTGCTTGTGTGTATTGAAACACTTCAGTTGCTGTTGGAGTTCCAACAAGTCCACTTAATTTAATTTTAGTACGTCCTGTACCTTTTATTCCTGTAGAACCATTAACACCTTGTATCGCTTTGTCTGCAAAGTATACAAAAGAGTTTAACCATTCAACTCTTGCACCGTTAGTTACATATAATCCAACTGCTCCAGGAACAATAAATGTTACTGCATGGAAAAGCATTGACGCTTCTCTTGAACCTGCTGATGCTATTGCACCATCTAAGTATGCTCCACGTCCAGCATCACCTTGGTCAAAGCCTCTTGGATCACTTGCACTTGTTACACTACCCTTTGTAATTACTGTTACGTTTTTAATATATGGTGATCTTGAAGTAACATTAAAATTACTTGCAAATTTAAAAGCATAACCTTCGTCAGCAACACTATTATAGTAAAAGTCTTTGATTGACAAGTCCATAATACTTGTTTCGCCTTGTAATATAAAGCAGTCATTGTTATTTGTTCCAGCAGTAGGTGTAATGTTTACTGATCTAATGCCTTCACCTAATATTGCAACGCCTGCTGGTACTGTTAACGGAAATACTTCTTCGTAATTACCAGGATAAATGTGAATAGTGTCTCCTGCTGTTGCAGAACTTAATGCTTTTGTAATAGTTGTGTATGGTGCTTGTGGATGATCACCAGCATTTGTATCACTACCATTCTTAGCAACATAATAAATGTTGCCTGGTGTTGATGTTAAATCTAAGTCTGATAATGTAATACTGTTTGCAACAACTGTTGTTGCTGTTACATCATCAAAGTAACCGTGATTCCACTTTTTAGTTGAACTACCAATT